ATTTTGCGGAAAATAGATTTTTCGACATCTACGATAATAGAAGTTTATATAAAAAAATAAACGAAGCTAGGGGTAGAATAGAAGTTCAAACTGAAAGGGTTAAAAAAAGCCTAGCAATTACTTTAAGAAGTGAAATAAAAGGAAGATTAGGGTTTGACCCAACAGTTAGAAATATAATTAATGTATTTACAACAGCGATAGAAGTTTTTTTGCATGTATTATTTGAAGTTTCTAAAGAAGCTGGTAGGTCTGATAATAAAACTAGAACAGATGAACTTAGAAAAGTTTTTAATCAACTAGATAACTATGATTATAATTCTATAGATAAACCAACTTTTTATCCATGGCCAGATTATAGAAGAGAATCTGATACTGAAGGGTTGGTTGAAGAATATCTTGGAAGAAATGGTGTATTAGAAACACCTAGCAATGTAACTGAACTAGCCTTTATTGATGATTTATTAAAAGCTTTCTTAATCCAAGCCAATAAACAAGCACAGGTTGACCAATTATTATTAGAAGAGGAACAAAATTGGATACCAGTTAACCCATTTGATACAAGATTATTTGGGGTCGATAAATTCCCATATAAAAGAATTGAGGGTCTGAATCTTAATGAGCTTAAGACATTGATTTTGATTAGGGCTATGACTTTTATGAGTATAACAAATAGAAAGTTAACACCTAAAGAAATCGAACAAATGGCTGAGTTTGAAGCCAATGGTATATTAACCGATATAACTAGCCCTAGTATAATTGGAGCATTAGCTAATGCTACAAACTTTGAAGCTTCATTATTGAACACAATAGGTAAAGTAAAAGATTATGAATCATATCAAGATGCTTTAAATAACGGTGAGGTATATAACGAAAACAAAATTTTATTTCAACCAACAAATCTCCCTGACACTCATTCTTATCAATATATATTTTCAAGTGCTAGTATACCAACTCTTGTATTACCTATTAATAATAATTTTTATAATAGTGAGTGGTATGTTGATAATTTGACAGATTATCCGAATGAAGGTAGGTTATTTTTAACAAATTATATGCAAAGTACCAAAAACGATAAAGTAGATGATGGTGGTAAATATATTGGTTTTAAAACTTATAATGATTATTACGAAACGGAATCACGCACTTTAGTGTCAATACCAGAGAATATTGATAAAACTATTGATTTAGGTGAATTATCAAAAACCTTTGATGAGGTTAGAGATGGGTTAATAAATGATAATAGCAAAGTAGGTTTTAATCCGTTTGGTGGTATTTACGGCACTCAAGAATTTAGTGTTTTAAACTATAATAATCAAGATTTAGAAGGTCTACCATTTAGGTATATGTTTTATAATGATGCTGCTCAGTCCGTACGTGGTTATACCAATGGTTTTGCTAATAAAAGACTTGCTGGTGTTACAAGAGTATTTGATTTTTACGATGGTACAAGACCCAAAGAAAAGTTTAATGTAATCAAAAATATAGGTGAATATATTGGCACAATTAGGGGTGCCAACGAGGTACATAAAGATAAGGGTAAATTTAGATTATTAGCTAACAAATTAAGGGCAAACGCAACTTATGTAACTTTTCCATATATTAATTTTCTTATTTTTGGAAAAGTAAGAGCTAGGTCAGGACGTAGTTTTTTCCCAGTTAGTCTTTTCGGAAGTAGATTATATTATGAACAAACAACACAAGAAGCTAGGGCTTTTTTATTTTTACATAGTTTACCTTGGAACGGTTTAACTAGTGGTAAAATTTTTGATAAACCAGAAATATTAAATACATTTGCTCATAAAGCTGGTTTTGTTTCAGCACCATATCTTTGGGCGGCATTTATTGGTGGTTTATTATTCAGAATCAATGAAGGTGAAATAATAGATTTTTATAACCCATCGCTCCAACAAAGTTATATACCAACATTTTTAAATAATACAACAGAAATTTATCCAACACAAAAACAATTTTTAAAATCAAAAAACGATGAAAACACAAACTCAACGTTGTCTTTTGAATCAAAAGGTGAGTATGAAGATATAGATGAAGTATTACTGACGTTACCACAACAAGCTAAAAATGAATTTATAGATTTTTTTAAAAATTTTGTTAAGACTGATTGGGAAACTTTAAGAAAAGGTCTTGAAATTTTCGATACTTCAAACCAAAATTTATCTTGGGAAAATGCTTATACACAAATAGTAGGTGATTATGTTAACACAAATGATGGTGTGATTCTTACATCTTCAGCTATTAATCTTGTTTATGATAACACTGATAATTACACAATTATTAGTCCATTAATTAGTAATGACTTTGGAACTAAAAATAACATATTTTTAGAGTTAAGGGATAATACACCAATTGTTAATACATTAATTGGGCTTATTAATAAAGAAACTATAATAGCAAATGCGACTTGGGCAATTTGGAAAGCTAATAACCCAGATGATTTTTCTGGGAGATATATTGAAGTTAAAAAAGATGATTTGTCAAAATATTTAGCTAAATTATCTAAAGTTTTAAGTGGGACAACAACAACTAATCTTTTAAGACAACAAGAACAAGCCATTTTTGGTACATCAGATGAAAACATTATAAAATTGATGCTTTACAGAACATGTAAAAACATATATGATAAATGGATAGGTGAAACCAATAATTCTGATGAAATAATGTTTAGATGTGGTGGAAGAAATTATGTTGATACTGAACTAGCTAAAAAAAGAGGTGAAACCACACCTAAACTAATTGATAGCTTCAGATTTGTCACTAGGTCTTTTAGAGATATTGGTGACGAATTGGCTATTAACCCTACCCCAATAATTGAATATTTACGAGACAATCCAAATTCAAGTTTTTATGATACGGTAACAAATTTGTTATCATCTAATAACTTTGATTTTATACCATTACCATCGTTTATAAACTATCGTGATGAAAAACAATTAAATTCAGTTTTTAAACCTTTTTCTAATTATGACACGGACGTACCAACAGCTGGGCCGTCATTTGTTTGTGTTTATTTGGGACAAAAATCAAAACACTTAGATATAAATAAAAAAGATATTACGTATCCAAATGATGGTTTTGATATTTTTTGCAATGGCCAAACGATTTTAGGTTTACCAAAAGATTTTAATAAAGATGCGTCATCTCATGAAGACCCAGTAACATTCTTTAATGTAAACTTTGGTCAACAAAATCAAAATATATTCAAAGATATCACACTTGACCAAAGTGAATTTGGTGAGACTGCTGAATCATTACAAATAATTGATGATATATCTAGAAAGGGTACCGAAACAAATAGAACTCTTGCTGGTCAAAACTTATATAACGTTTATAGTGTAAGAAGCTATAAGGTTGAGATTGAAATGCTTGGTGATGCTATGATTCAGCCAATGATGTATTTTCAATTAAACAATATTCCGATGTTCCATGGTGCTTATATGATAACCCATGTTAAACATAATATTAAACCTAATCATATGTCAACGCACTTTACTGGTGTTAGATTAAGAAAACCAGAAACACAAATATTTGATGTTGGCGATTTATTTATGTCATTATTGGATTCGTTACAAAACACAAATACAACACAAAATGACGCTGCAATTGGGTCTAGGGTTTCTAATAGTCCTAATTTTGATGCAGATGCAATACCAGACGTTTCAATTGCTAATCTTTTTGTTAACCCTTATGAATTGGGTGGAGCTTCCGCAATTGTTAAAAGTGCTCCAGGGGTTAGAACACTACATGGTGATGTTCAGATGCATGAAGGTGTTGATTTTAGTACTCCCCAAGGAACAAACCTTTTAGCGATAGCTGATGGCACAGTTGAACAAGTTAAATGGCAACTTGGTACAACAACCAGCGGTAATCTTAGAGGTTATGGGTTATATATGGTTATTAATCACGGTAAATTAGGTGATGAGGGAAAATATTATAAATCAGTTTATTCTCACATTTCTGAATTAGATAAAAAGATAATAGGTAAAACTATAAATGATTTAACACCAGAAGATATACAAAAAATTTTAAATGGATTCAACCCAAATACTAGCGTTGTAAAGGGTCAAGTTATTGGTAAGAGTGGGGGTAATAAAGGTGTAAATTATTTACAACAATCACCAAAGAAATATGATTTAGCTGGTAGTTCAACTGGTGCTCATTTACATTATGAGTTGCATATAGACACTGTAGATAAACCATATAAACAAATGAAATATGTTAATCCAATACCTTATTTACCATTAGGGGCTACTGCTACTTATCCGAATGGAAACATACCAGCTCTTAATAACGGAACTGTTTTAGGAAGCAATGCTGATTTCTGGTCACTTGCTGCTGTTTGTAGTCTTGAAGCTGGTAATCCACAAGCTAGGGCAGACGTTGCTCAATCAATTTTCAATAGACTATCGGTACCTAACAAACCTTATGGTAAATCAATTAAAGAAATAATAGTTGCTTTAAATCAATTCGAACCTACTTTTAAAAATAAAGAGGATTGGAAAAAAATAAATGATGAAGAAACAGCCATTACTGCAATTATGAAAGCAAAAACCCCAAATTTGTCATATACAGTGGCTAGAAATGGGTTAAAACTATCAAATACAGCAATTCAAGATGAAACATTATTAAAAAATTCTAGAGATTTTATTGGAACTAGAACAGACTTCAGAGCGACACTACAACAGGTTTCATCGCAAAACAGGTCAACCGTTGTTGAAAGAACCCCAGTTGACATAAACAACGCCTTTTTCTGGGAAAAAGGTGCCCTTGGTTTTACTATAAAAAATTCACCAGTACCATTAGCACCTAATTGGGCGGCATTGAATGTTGAAACGAGCATGGTTTAAAACTTGCTAGATACAAATTTTTTTAGTATATTTGCTCTATGATAATAGCAAACATAGTCTGTACTACTAAAATAAACATCACCGATGAGTTCAATGTGGTTAGTTCTATCAATGATATAATTGAAGGATTACCCACATTGATAGTTGGTTATGACTATGTTAACAAAAACTATCCAGATTTTGATATAACCAATGTATCATTGGGTAACAACCTATATTGGACGTTTAAAAGGACTGAAAAAAGGGATAAATACGAAGAAGATTTAAATTGGTTCATGTTCAAGGTTTATAAAGACTTATTGGGTAAAACAATTTATGTTTATGTTGACCCTATAAACTACCCAAAAAGGACGCTTATCAAGGTAATAAGAAAGCTATACTCATTAAGCAAACCAATTAGTTATTTACATGACCAAATGGTCTATATTTATGCTGATAATATAATATTCGGTATTGATTTGAAGATGCTAGGGTTTATAGGGTTTAACACTACTAAATTAATTGATAAAATTAAATTAAAAAGTAGTGTATTTTTGGAAAAAAATCAAATACTTATAGAATATAAGAAAAACGTTGAAGTGCTTAGTAATAAAGTAAGATACGTACCTTATTTATATTCTTTAAGAAATGAAAAAAACGATATTACTAGCCTCATTCATATTTCCAGAGAGACTCCAATGGTTCCTTAGTTATCTTGAGACTAAATTTGCTATTACCAAGGATAAGGTGTTTTGTTACAAAAACTTAGATGATGAATCTAAGGTTATTGTTACGTTTAAGCTATTGGTAGTGGATGGTAAGCGTTTAAACCTTAAAGATTTATTCCCTAATGCCGTAGTTATTCATAAGAAGGGTGAAGCTTTTTACACAATCAATGCGTTAAATAAATTAATTGAAGAAACATCCGATGTTGATTTGGGTAATACTGATTATAAATCAATAAAGATAGATTGGGAAAAATATCAGAATAAGTTCGTATTAATCAACGATGATAAACTAGCTATTTTCAACATAGAAAGGATTTTTTAGTGTATTTGTGATATTTATAAACAAATAACGTTATTAAATTTTAACTTATGGAAAATACTAATAAAATAAACGCTGATAAAGAGAAAAAAAATGCTTTAAATAGCTCATTAGATGCTATGTTAGAAAACGCTGATAACGTAGACTGTAGTTCTGGTGTTTGCGTGATTAAAGGCGATAAAAGCTTAGTTGAAAGAATCAACAAGAAAATAATAACAGAAGACGGTAGACAATTATTATTTTAATAAATGAAAAGAAAACATAACCCAGAATTATTAAAAGAAGACGTTAAACGTTTTAGACTTTTGTGTGAATATGATTTCTACCAAGAAACCAAAGAAGCTCCAAAATATAAAGATATTCTAGATGAAGTCGATGAGGAACCAAATGATTTAAAACCAGAAGATGATGTTGATGCGGCTGCTAATGACTTAGCGGGTGACCTTGGTGTAGATGCTCCTAGTGATGCTCCAGCTGAAGAACCAGCAACAGATGCACCAGCTGAAGAGCCAGCAATGCCAGAACCAGACATGGAAGAACCAGCAATGCCAGAACCAGATAGCAACGATGTTGAAGTTGATGTTACTTCACTAGTTAAGGGTTCAGAAGAGGCTAAGCAATCTGCTGACATGGCAACTAAAAATACTGAAATGTTATTACAAAAACTTGGTGATTTAGAGCAACGTATGCAAAGTATGGTTGCCATTTCTGATAAGATTGAAGGCTTAGAAAAAGAGATAATCAAAAGAAACCCAACACCAGTTGAGAAGCTTGAGATGAGGTCACTTAGTTCTTACCCGTTTAATCAAAAATTATCAGATTATTGGGCTGATAAAGAAGGTGCATATGATGTTATGGATAAGAACAAACCAAAAGAATATGTGTTAACCAAAAAAGATGTTGATTCAGATTATAGTGATAATAGCGTGATGAAATCTTTCACACCTGATAATAATCCGTATGACGAGGAAGACATTGACAATTATGATGAAGAAGATTTATAAATAAGGGCCCTACAAAGGGCCTTTATTGTTTTTTATACTTTTTTTTTAGTAAGTACTTGCATATTTTAAAAATGTTTGGTATCTTTGTTGAAAGTTTTGTAACGGGATAATTTAAGCAATTTTATCATAAAATAGTTGTAAATTTTACTTGACTTTTTCTATTTTTTTAGTATATTTGTACTAACATAAGTAAAGAAAAATAACAACAAATATATAAGCAAAGAAAACAAATGAGTACAGAAACAAATCCTCTAGCAGCGATGTTAGAACAGTATGACAAAAACAACAAGCCTAAGTTTGAAAAAACCGAAGCTAAGGTTTATGACCTTAAAAATTACTTTACCACTTACATCAAAGATGGTATCAAAAGCGCAACTAAACAAATAAGAATTCTACCTACAGCTGACGGTGCATCTTCACCTTTTGTTGAACAACACGTACACAAGGTATTGGTTGAAGGTGAATGGAAAACATTTGCTTGTTTGAAACATGAGAAAGGCGAAGCTTGTCCTTTCTGTGAAGCTTACGATGCGTTACGTTCAACTGGCAACGCTTCAGATAAAGAATTGGCTAAAAAATACAACGCTAGAATGATGTACGTTGTTAAGGTTATCGACAGAGATAACGAAGCTGAAGGTGTTAAATTCTGGAGATTTGCACACGACTTCCGTAAAGAAGGTATCCTTGATAAAATTCAAGGTGTGCTAAAAGCAATCAAAAAAGACATCACTGACACTGAAACTGGTCGTGACTTGGTGTTAACTATTAACCGTAACCAAAACAACGTACCTGTTGTTTCAGCGGTGGCCTCATTAGACCCTTCAGTTTTATCAGAAGATGCTGAAACCAAAACAGCTTGGTTATCTGATGCTAGAACATGGGAAGATGTTTATTCACTTAGAAGCTACGATTACTTGAAAATTATAGTTACAGGTGGTGTTCCAGCTTGGGATAATGAAAAGAAAACTTTTGTTGACAAAAATGCTGCTGGTGCAGATGATGAAATTTCAAACTTAGATAGTGAAATCACTATGGGTATTGAAACCGTAAAAGAAAGCATTAAAGTAGCTGCTGAACCTACTGCTGATG